TGGCTCTCTCTTGCTGCCGTATCCCACCGGTGCGGACTTGTCAATCTCCGAGGGAAAAATGGGTACCAAAAAAGCCGCCCTGACGGCGGCTTCTTTGGCGGAACAAAAAGAAGGAAAACGTAAAGGTAGAAAGCAAATGAAAAGGGGGGAAATGCGATTACTTGTGATCCACGGAGTACATATGCTCAATGAGGCACAGGATCTTATCGGAATAGCCGATCTCGTTATCATACCAGGAGACCACCTTCACAAAGGTGTCGGTCAGGGCGATACCGGCCTTGGCGTCGAAGATAGAGGTGTGGGTGTCGCCCAGGAAGTCGGAGGAAACCACAGCCTCGTCGGTATAATCCAGAATCCCCTTCAGCTCACCCTCGGAGGCCTTCTTCATGGCGGCGCAGATCTCGTCGTAGGTGGCAGGCTTCTCCAGATTCACGGTCAGATCCACCACGGAGACATCCAGCGTGGGGACACGCATGGACATACCGGTGAGCTTGCCGTTCAGGCTGGGAATGACCTTGCCCACGGCCTTGGCAGCGCCGGTGGAGCTGGGAATGATATTGCCGGAGGCGGCACGGCCGCCACGCCAGTCCTTTACGGACACGCCGTCCACCGTTTTCTGGGTGGCGGTGGTGGAGTGAACGGTGGTCATCAGGCCGTCGGCAATGCCGAAGTTGTCGTGCAGGACCTTGGCCACGGGAGCCAGACAGTTGGTGGTGCAGCTGGCGTTGGAGACGAAGGTCATGTCGGAGGTGTAGGTGTCCTGATTGACGCCCATGACGAACATGGGGGTATCATCCTTGGAGGGGGCGGACATCACCACGTGCTTGGCACCGGCGGCGATGTGGCCGGCGGCCTTCTCCTTGGTCAGGAACAGGCCCGTGGACTCGATGACGTACTCGGCGCCGATCTCCTTCCAGGGCAGGTTGGCGGGGTCACGCTCGGCGTACACGGGGATGCTGCGGCCATTGACGATAATGCCCTTGTCGTTGGAGGACACGTCGGCCCGGAACCGGCCGTGCATGGTGTCGTACTTCAGCATATATGCCAGATAGTCGGCAGGGCAAAGGTCGTTGATGCCCACGATCTCGATCTCCGGGTGCTGCAGGCTGCAGCGCAGGACCATACGGCCGATCCGGCCAAATCCATTGATACCAACTTTAATGCTCATCACGAAAACTTCCTCTCTGATGGAATATATCAAACATATGGTATGTTTAGTATTATATGCACCTGCCGCAAAAAAATCAAGCCTTTTTTCATAAAATTTTTTTCTTTTTTCAAATCCGGGGATATGCCTTGTTTTTCAACAGGAACCCTGCTATAATGTGTTGAATTTCACCACTGCCGCTGCGCTGGAGAAAGTTGGCGGGGATACTGTCCCCCGTTTCCCGGCATGGTAAAGAGAAAGGGGGCGATGGCCGTGGAGCATCAAGAGGACAGCCAGATCCTACTGGAGCAGATCATGCCGCAGATCGCAGCGCAGCTGCGGGGGGCCATGGGCAACATCCATACGGCGCTGACCCGGCTGGTGCCGGAGGAGATGCCGGAGGGCGAAGGCTCCACCGGGCAGAGCGCCGCCATCCTGTGCCAGAGCTACTACCGGCTGCTGCGGCTGGTGAACAATCTCTCCGCCGCCCCCCTGATCTCTCAAACAGAGCCGCTGGAGACGAAGAATGTGGAGCTGGTGGCGTGGCTGACGGAGCTGATGCACTGCGCCCAGCCGCTGGTGGCCCATGCCGGGGTGAGGCTGACCCTGCGGTGCAGCCTGACGGCCCATGTGGCGGCCATCCACCCCAGCTATCTGGAGCGGCTGTTGTGGAATCTGCTGTCCAATGCGGTGAAGTACACGCCCTCCGGCGGCGAGGTCACGGTGACGCTGCGGGCCGCAGCGGGACAAGTGCTGCTGACGGTGGCAGACAGCGGCGTGGGCATCCCCCCGGAGCAGCAGGCGCACCTCTTCGACGGCTATCTGGAGAAGCTGCGGATGCCGCCTCCCCCACAGGGTCTGGGGCTGGGCCTGCCCCTGTGTCAGGCCATTGCCCGTGGGCACGGCGGGCGGCTGCTGTTACAGTCCGGCCCGGAGGGTACCACCGTAACGGTGTCGCTGCCGGATCGGCGCTGCACCAAAACGGTGTTGCGGGAGCCGCCCTTCGCCTACGGCGGCGGCTTTCATCCGGTGCTGCTGGGGCTGGCGGATGCGCTGCCCTATACGGCCTTCACCCGGAAAAATCTGGACTGACGGCCCCACATATGATATTAGGATCCCCGCTTTGGCGAGAAAGGATACACGAGGAAACGGTGTATGGAGAAAAAACGAGTTCTGGTGGCCATGTCCGGCGGAGTGGACAGCTCGGCAGCGGCGCTTCTATTGCAGCAGCAGGGCTACGCCTGCGACGGGGCCATGCTGAAGCTGTACAGCGGCGAGGTGGAGGGTACCTGCTGCTCCGCCGACGATGCCGACGATGCCCGCAGCGCGGCCTATCGGTTGGGGATGAAGTTCTATGTATTCAATGAGACGGAACGGTTTGCACGGGACGTCATGGACCACTTCGTGGCGGAATACTGCGCCGGTCACACTCCCAATCCCTGCATCGACTGCAACCGGTGCCTGAAGTTCGGAGCGCTGCTGGAGCGGGCGCTGGTGCTGGGCTACGACTATCTGGCTACGGGCCACTATGCCCGTGTGGGCTACGATCCGGAGACGGGGCTGTACCGGCTGCTGCGGGGCCGGGACCGGCGGAAGGATCAGAGCTATGTGCTGTATCAGTTGACGCAGCACCAGCTGTCGCATCTGCTGCTGCCGGTGGGGGAGTTCGACAAGCCCGCCATCCGGGAGAGCGCCCGTGAGGCGGGGCTGCTGAACGCCGACAAGGCGGACAGTCAGGATATCTGTTTTGTGCCGGACGGGGACTACGGCCGCTTCCTGCGGGAGTATGGTCATGTGGAGATGACGCCCGGTGACTTCGTGGACCGGGAGGGCCGGGTACTGGGCCGCCACAAGGGTCTTCCCTGCTACACCACCGGCCAGCGGAAGGGGCTGGGCGTCAGCGCTGGGAGACACGTCTATGTGGTGCGGAAGAACGCTGCCGACAACACCATCCTGCTGGGGGACAACGAGGAGCTCTATGCACGGGAGCTGACGGCCTGCCGGGTGAACTGGATCTCCGGCACGGCGCCGACGGAGCCTGTCGCCGTCACCGCCAAGACCCGGTACAGCCAGACGGAGGCGGAGGCGGAGGTCACGCCCCTGCCGGAGGGGCGGATGCGGGTGGTCTTCCGCCAGCCCCAGCGGGCCATCACCTCCGGACAGGCCGTGGTGCTCTACGACGGGGATACGGTGCTGGGCGGCGGCGTCATCGAAGATCGGTGAAGATTTTCCCGGATTTCCGGGAAATATCTGTTGACAAACACCGGCGCATATGTTATATTTATTCTTGCTTGTCGAGCTTATCGATATGGCGGCGTAGCTCAGTTGGCTAGAGCATGCGGTTCATACCCGCAGTGTCACCGGTTCAAATCCAGTCGCCGCTACCAAAGCCCGGAGAGATGTACCACGTCTCTCCGGGGCCCCTCAAGGGTTTATCCGGCCCGTTGGTCAAGTGGTTAAGACACGGCCCTTTCACGGCTGTAACATGGGTTCGAGTCCCGTACGGGTCACCACAAGGCAACTCGTAAGGGTTGCCGAATAGGGAGGCTTAGCTCAGCTGGTTAGAGCGCCTGCTTCACACGCAGGAGGTCACTGGTTCGAGTCCAGCAGTCTCCACCAAAAAAGTCCAGGAATCTCAAGGGTTCCCGGACTTTTTTATTTTTGCCAAGATTAACTTTGTTAGTAACGTGTTAGTAGTAGCGATTTAGGTCAGTTTTTTTAGGACGCTGTTATAAGCTTTCTCATTGACGATTTTTAGTGTGTCCATAAGCTCGTCCATAACTTCCCACGCCCTATCCTGCGCTACATTCCCAACCGCTTTCAAAAATTCACTGCCGGATGGTTTTATTTTCTTGGCCGGCGCAGGCTCTGCAGAATACAGCATTGGGGGCGTTTTCGCCTGCAGTTGCTCCCCGCCGTGCTCGTTACGGATAATGTAGAGCGCCGCCAGTTTCTCATAGTTTGTCCAGCTCGATTCTTCTGTTTCAAGGCGAGCTATCCAGCGCTTGACCTCATTCTCGTCGACCATAGGGGTGCGCCCCCTTTAGTCCTCGATCGTGTCCATGCAGCGCTGGATGGCTCTGCGGATGCTTTCGTCGTCGGCGTTGTCCAGCATTTCCTGCAACTGGCGTTTCATGTTGTCGATGCCACCATCACGGGAATAGTGGCCGCGCACATAATGCGTGCCGCGTCTCGCATTGGACATATCACGGTCATAAGCGCCGCGCATGCCCGACTGCCAGTCTCCGTCGCGGGAATAGCGGCGAGAATAGTCTTCATCGCGGGAATAGCCGCCGTCTTCCATCATCTCGATCTTATCGATGTTCTTGATGGTTGCTGTCAGTTTGTGGGCAATTTCCAGGTCACCCGCACCCAATTCGCCTTTTCGGGCCAGTTCGTCCAGCTCCTTGCAGAGCATATCCCGCAGTTCATACATAGATTTCATACCCATTGTGTTCTCCTTTCTCAGCTCACACGGTCGATGGTCAGGTTGCTATTGGCAAAGCTGACCGCCTCCTCACTGGTGTTCTTTGCTGCAACGGTCACGCAGCAACCACGCGGCACTTCCACAATGGTGCTGACGTAGACGTTAAAATAGTTTTCCACCGCAGCCGGGGTGACGGTCGCCGTTGCTCCGTTGAGTGCTTCGCCGTTGACGGCAAGCGCCGTGGTGATCGCACCTACCGTGCCGCCAGTGGGGACGGCGATGTTCGCGCCAAAGCTCACCTTAAAGCGCGCCTTACACTGCTGCGTCAATCCGCGCAGGGTGACAAGTCCACTGCCCTCGCGGTGGACGATGCAGGGCTTGCCGCAAGCCGCCGTGGAGACCATCGGAACATTCTGGCCAGCAGGGACGGTCACGATTCCGGGATTTACATATTCAGCCATAATTTCAGTCCTTTCATAAAATACAGCGGCAGGGCTATTGCCCCGCCGCTTTTGTTTAGTATCGGCACGGGGCCGACCATTTCCCAACATAGGGAAAAGCTACGCTATGCAGTTGTCAGCAGCCACAACAGGCAAACTGGTTGCAGCAATAGGGGTTCTGCACCGTGTAGGCCGGAATGGGAGAAGGCCGGAGCTGAGACACCAGATAACTGTTCTGCGCCGCCTGGCTTGCCGCCAGCTTCAAGCCCTGGTTCTCGGCCTGGAGGTCAGATAGCTTGCTCTGCGTCAGGAAGTCGAGGATTGCGCGGCTGTTGCTGTTAGCGTTGTCGATGATGTCGCGGGTCGCGTTCTGCACGGTGTTGCGCGTGTCGCACGCCTGCGCCGCCATGTCATAGCGCACCTGCGCGATAGCCGCGCGATTCTCGCAGCAGCAATTTGCGGCCTGCATCTGCATGGCGTTGAGCTGCTGCATCAGCGCCGCTTGCTGGTTGCTACGGGACAGCTCGGCCTGTGCAAAGCCGTTTGCCATCGCCATGTTGGTGCCGTTGACAAGCTGCGCCTGCTGGTAAAATCCGTCGCAAAGGCCCTGATTTACGCTGTCGATCTTGCGCTCGACATTGGCAAAATCAGAGGTCAGCACGTAGCCGTCTACGACACCGCCGGAATTGCCAGCGTTGTTGCCCCAGCCGTTGCGGCCCCAGCCGAAGAGGAAAAGAACGATAATCCAGATCCAGTTTTCGCCCCACATACCCAT